AATGCGTTCAGCTTTAATTGGACGAAGTATAAAGCAGCTTGTATGTTGAACTATGCCTTCAACAAAAGGCAGATCGATTCAGTTGTAAACCATTGTCTTACTGGAAAATGAAATGGCTCGTGGCGAACTTAAAATATGGATGGCAAACCAGAATCAGAATGATTTATCGGAATTTAAATCCTTTGTTCAGGTTAAAGACCCGGACGATGATCATGAAGTGAGAGATGCAGCGTGGGATGTCATAGAGGTGATTATTGAGGAACACGGAGAATTGTTCGTTTCCGGTAGGGCGCTTTTGAATTTTGACGACTACGACATACTGTATGAGTTTTCATTTGAAAGAGAAGATGAGGATTTTGAAAATTGTCAGATAACAATTCACTAAAAGACTTTGCCAGCTCTATTGAAAAGATAGGCTGGCAGAAAAGGTTTTGTGACCTGTCACAAGACGAAGTAATCGGATTAATCGTAATAGCACAATCATTGAAGGGGATTGATGATGAATACGCTGGGGACTACCTTACAGAGCTTTATTTCAAATATGGAGGAAAGCCAGCAGAAGAATCAGAAATTCCGTTCTGAAATGTCCGCCTCTATCGTTGCTGAGCTGGACAGGGCTATTCTTGCCAAGAATGCCAAACAGGAGCGGCGGCGCTATCTAGGCGCATCTTCTTTGGGAGATGCCTGTGCCAGAAAGATCCAATACAGATATATGGGCTTTGATGCTGATGAGGGGCGGGGCTTTCCGGCACAGACTTTACGCACATTTTCACTTGGTCACGCTATCGAAGACCTGATGATTATGTTCTTTCGTGACGCAGGCTTTGACCTACGCACAGACAGAAATGGCGAACAATTTGGATTTGAAGCAGCTGAGGGCGAAGTTCGCGGGCATATAGACGGCGTTATATGTGGTGGCCCGCTAGAGCTGGAATACCCTATGCTGTGGGAATGTAAGTCGGCTAACGATAAAAAGTTTAAAGAGTTTGTGAACAAGGGCGTGTCACAAGCCAACCCTGTCTACGCAGCGCAGATCGCGCTCTATCAAGCCTATATGAATTTATCTGACAATCCGTGCGTGTTCACGGTGCTGAATAAAAACACAAGCGAAGTATATATTGAGCTTGTGCCTTTTAATCAGGCTCTGGCGCAGTCAACAAGCGACAAAGCTGTTGACATACTAAGAGCCAGTCAGGCAAATGATCTACTACCTCGTATCGCGCAAAATGACGATTATTACTTGTGTAAGTTCTGTGAGTTCCGCGATACTTGTTGGAAGAAAAAGGGGACTGCCTAAACAGTCCCCTTGTGAGAAAGGAAATAGAAGAACCAACATCTATTCGGGAATCAATATAATGTCTATCGTTCAATTTGGCAACACAAGATCTGGTGTTTCTGGGCATGATTTGGTCCAAGAAATATCTGACAAAGTTCCGCGCAGTGAGCAAATTCGCATCCTGCAAAACACATTTCCTGCGGGCCGAATCCATGGGAATACCTTCTACATAGGCTCCCTGCTTGGCGAATCAGGGAAATCGTTAAAAATAAACATTGACCCCAAAAGTCCGCATTTTATGAAGGGGCAGGACTTTAACGGCGGGGTCGGTGTTGGTGGCATCGTAAAGATTTTGATGGAAGCACGCGGTATGCGGCTGCCTGAAATCAAAGAGATGTTTAGCGATTATTTGGAAAATACCGGGCCAAAGATTGCTCGTGACAACGGGCCAGTGGAAAACCCCATAAAGCCGCAATACAATATCAATTCGCCCTATGACGCAGAACACAGCTATGTGAGTGCAGATGGCGAAGTTATCGTGTCTGTGCGCCGCTACAATGTAAAAGACATAGCAGGCAATCCAGTTCTGGACACAAGCGGCAGGCCAAAGAAAGAGTTCAGGCCATTCATTCCGGGGCAGTCCTACTCCAAGTTTCCAGATATTAGGCCGCTATATAACATCCCGAACATTTTGGCTTCCGAGAGAGTTATTTGGGTGGAGGGCGAAAAATGCGCTGATGCTCTTAACCATGCGGGATACACAGCGACTTGCACAATCGGCGGCGCTGGTGCGCTGACAAAAAAGACATCGCCGCAATATGATTTCTCCCAGCTGCAAGGCAAAGAGCTGATTATATGGCCGGACAATGACGCAGCAGGCAAGAAGCTGGCAGATTTGATACAAGATTTAGCACTGAACGCAGGCGCAAAGTCTGTGACGATGCTAACACCGCCTATGGGCAAGCCTGAAAAGTGGGACGCAGCAGACGCACTATCTGAAAACTTTGACATCGAATCTTTCCTGAATACCAAGTCAAAGCTGACAAAGCGTGCGCTAAATCTTCTTGATGAAAGTATGCTTATCTCCCGGTTCTCCGGTGAAGCACCCGAACAAAAGTTTCTGGTGGACGGCACATTCCCTCTGGGCGTGCCAATTGTGTTTGCCGCAGCGGGTGACGCTGGTAAGGGCATGATGACGCTGGACTTGGGCATGAAGATCGCATCGGGAAAGCCAATGAGCTTTGCTTTTGGCGGGCTGGTAAAAGAGTTTGGCAATGTGGTTGTGTTTACAGCAGAGGATGATGAAGCTGAAATGCACAGAAGAATTGATCGTCTTGATGATTTTGGCGATAGGTTCAACTATCCGCATGAAATACGCGTGGTTCCGCTGCCGAATGTGGGCGGGGTGTTTCCGATTATGAAAGAGGCAAACGGAGAGTTCACGACAAGCGAGGAGTTTGAAAAAATATACTCCCAGCTGCTTCAGCTGCAAAATCTGAAATTGATCGTGTTTGATCCGCTGGCCTCCTTTGTTCACGCTGATGTAAATGCAGACCCGGCAGCGGGCGCAGCACTGACAGGCCTTCTTGCCAAGATTGCTACAGAGACTGGCGCATCTGTGCTGATGTGTCATCACATGACAAAAGTAAAAGATGACGCTGTTGTTTCTACGCCTGAGCAAGCACGCAATATGATCCGGGGGACATCTGCTCTGGTTGACGGCGTGCGGTCTGCCTTTGCCCTGTGGCAAGTGGACACTGCAAGGGGTCAGAAGATGTGCGAGGCTCTGGAAACGCCCTACGCACGCAACAGATGCTTTGACGGCGCAGTGGTTAAGTCAAACGGGCCTGCTGACAGAAAAATTAGGCACTTCTTGCGTGACCAGTCATCGGGGCTGCTGATTGATAAAACAGAGGAGTTGGAGGCTCTTGAGCGTGGAACGGCTAAGGAAATGAAGCTGACGGCCCTGTGCGACTGGATCATAGAGTGTGAAAATAACGGAATCGCGCTGACGCACATGACAGGAAACAATGCCGTTCATCGGCGCACAGAAGATGCTGACTGCCCTGAAATGCTGCAAGGCATCGGCAAGTCTACAGTTGAGCGTTATGTGCGTGAATTGCAATCTACTGGCCGAATAAACAAGTTCCAGCTAACGCCTACAGGTGGTAAGATATGGCTTGGAGCTGCAAATGGGCTGATGAGCCAAGGGCTGTATGAGCCAGTGACGGGGAGAGACAATGTATAAGACAGCTGTAAATATGAGCGTTGATGAGTTCAAGCTTGAGCTGGAGCGAATTAATCATAAAGTAACCCACTTCTACGAAAGAACAAAGCCGTCAAGGCAGAACAGAACATATCTGAAGGCCGAGTTACGCAAGCTGAAGGTGAAAAAATGAACCGCCTGCGAACCCTGAAGCCGAAAGAAGAAGCGCCAAAGGTGCGCCATAAGGCGGAGAATTGTTCGGTTTGTGGCGCTGCAAACGCAGCTCATTCGTCCGACTTCGGCAGAACTTGGCAGTGCTTCCAGCACAAAAAGAAGTGATTTGTGCGCTACGCGTCCCTAACTGGCAATATTTTTAGCTCATAACCAAGGGCGTTAAGGGCTGCTTGTATTTCAGGCAGGCGCGGGCTGTGCTGTGTTCTCCATTTACGCAGCGTGTCTCTGTGCAGGCCAACCCGTTCAGATAAATCCATCTGACAAACGCGCTGACGATACATCTCCTCAAACAAAAACCTGATGATCGGGTCATTGTTTATGATGGCAGGCCGATGCCTAAACTTCCTCATGTTCGCCTGCTAACGCTGCATAACCACAAATATCAACCCAGCTGTCCTCATGGTTGGGCGTGGAGGTAAGCCGAGACAACTTCATGGCTATCAAGCACATGAACACTTGTTCGGTTGATACTTCCGTGCCGAGCAGCGCTGACCACATCTTGGCAATTTGTTCGTGATTTTTGCGTGCGTCCCCGTAAACAGATGCCCTCTCCCCATTGATGAGCGTATCCGCTACTTTCAGTATTTCGCTTCTGTTCATGAATAGCCCTCCTTGTTTGAGTGGTCATTTTATCACAGGCATTGTAAGTTTGAGAATTTTTTTTATTGACACTCTAACTATCACGAACTATCTTTGTATATGAGAACGGTAAACCATAATAAGGAGATAAAGATGAGTTACGGTAAAGACCCAACAAGACATACGGTGTGGCTGCCACATACTTTTGATATGAACGAAGCTGCTGATATTGTCTGGGATGCTTTGGAAAACGCAGGCTATCTTGATGATGATGATGATACCAAGGTCAGAGATGCCTTCAGTAATCTGATGATGACTTTGTATGTGCAGTCGGGATACTCTGACGATAGTGATGATCCTTGGGCATAGTCAATATTAAGAAAAGAAAAGGAAGAACCAATGGAAACCAAACTTTATCTGGCCTACGGGTCAAATCTTAACAAGCGGCAGATGGCCAACAGATGCCCTGACGCTGTAAGTATGGGGCGTGTTCAAATCCCCGGATGGGTGATGCGATTTAGCGGCGTGGCTACAATCGTTCCAAATAATGACAGAGAGCTTGGGCCGCTTGAGGCTGGCTTATGGAAAATCACGGAGCGTTGCGAAGAAGCGCTAGACAAGTATGAAGGCTATCCATGGCTTTATCACAAAAAAACCATCAATGGCTTCATGACATACATCAAGAACATTGATGTAATCTCTCCCCCATCAGAAGCATATTTCAATTCTATTAGAATTGGATATGAAGACTTTGGGCTTAATATAGAACATCTATATGCGGCGTATTATGAAACGATGATGCACCCAGAAACTGGAGAGCTTTATGATTGGGTTTGAGGCCGCGCTTATCTGTCTGGCAACAGCCATTTACTTCGAGGCCAGAGGCGAACCAGTCTCTGGCCAACAGGCGGTGGCGCATACGGTTATGAACCGCGTGGCTGACGACAGATACCCAAATACAGTGTGTGAGGTGGTAAAGCAGGGGCCGACATATACTTGGCAACCTGACTTTCCTGTGCGGAACAGATGCCAATTTAGCTTCTACTGCGATGGCAAATCCGACAAGCCTACAGACAAAGAGGCGTGGCAAACATCTATGATGGTGGCCTACGGCGTTCTGACAGGCCGCACAGAAGACTTAACAGAAGGGGCAACACATTATCACGCGACCTATGTGTTGCCAGCGTGGGCCGAAACAAAAACGGCTACAACGCGCATCAAGGATCATGTGTTCTACAGATGGGAAAGGAACTAGAAAAATGTATGAATTTGTAGTGGTGATGTGTATCGCAAGCAACCTTTATGGCGAAGAAGTAAACCCATGCTTTGGGGAGAAATCGAAAAAGCTGTATATGACCTATGAGATCTGCAAAGAAGCTGGCCAGTTAAGAGAGCTGGAAGTGACTGCTAAAGTCTTGGAAAATAGAAAATTTAGCCAGTTTACACCAGTCGCGGTAAGCTACTGCGGTGAATATAAGGAATAGGAAAAGGATATGTATCAGGGACAAAGAACCGACTATGATGAATATTTCGTGCCTATCAATATAGAAATCCGTAGGCTACGAAAAAAGATTGAAGAACTGGAATGGAACGGCGTGGATGCTACCTTTTTCATCAAGCACATGGATGTTGTGAAAAAAGCTAGGGATGAAGGGGTGAAGTATGTCTACAAATTCTGACAACCCCAAGCCAGCATTTAAACATTTGGACTTATGCTCTGGAATAGGTGGCTTTGCTCTTGGCTTTGAATGGGCTGGTTTATCTAGGCCGATCATGTTCTGCGACACAGATCCTTGGTGCAGGAAAGTTTTGAACAAGCACTGGCCTGATGTGCCAGTTGCTCACGATGTAAAGGAGTTGGCAAATGACCCAGCTACACTTGTTCCCGACTTTGACATCCTCACAGCAGGATACCCATGCCAGCCTTTTTCCCAAGCCGGAAAAAGAAAAGGAGAGCATGACGAAAGACATATATGGCCATTTATCAATAAAATCATCGGGAAAACAAAACCCAGATGGTGTGTTTTTGAAAATGTTAGAGGACACATTTCAATCGGGCTTGATAGGGTCATCAATGAGCTTCAAGAAAAAAATTACACAGTCATCCCTATGCTATTACCGGCTTATTGTGTTGGCGCAATACATGAAAGAGCCAGAGTTTATATCGTTTCCTACGCCAACGACAGGCGCAGCAATGTGCGGAGGGACGGGAAACTTCCAAAAAATGAAGAAATTGCAGGAGATGGGAATCTTCACAGAAGAAGAACGGCGCAATTTGACACAAGGCAATGGCGGGAAATCAAATCCAAACCTTATGGAGTGGCTAATGGGATACCCAACCGGCTGGACAGAATTAGAGGAATAGGCAATGCAATCGTGCCGCAGATAGCTATGTGCATTGGGCTGACAATTAAGCAAATCGAGCAAGAAAATGGTTGACCATACATTAAGGGAAAAAGACGACTTCTACCCAACGCCGCCCTATGCGGTGCAGGCACTGCTGGAAAATACACAGCTGCCCCATAAAATATGGGAACCAGCCTGCGGCGATGGCGCAATAAGCAAGGAACTAGAATCCTCCGGACATGAAGTTATATCTACCGACCTCGTTGATCGGGGATATGGACAGGCCAATATAGACTTCCTGATGGAAACCAAATGCCCGGCGCAATACATCATAACTAACCCACCATACAAACTGGCTAACCAATTCGTGACAAAATGCTTCGACTTGCTGCACGCACACGAAGAATTGTTCGGGTTTGCCATGCTGCTCCGCCTCGCTTGGCTGGAAGGCGATGAACGCAGGCGAACAATATTCGATGTCCACCCACCAGCAGAAGTTATGGTGTTTTCAAAACGGCTGACCATGATACGCGGCGACCATGATGCCGCTTGGTATGGATCGGGAAAGATTGCCTTCGCGTGGATGCTATGGGATAGAGAACCCGGTGAAACGAGGCTCAAATGGCTATGAAATCTGTTAACCCGTTTTTGGTTAACCCACTTACCACTTACCAATTTACCACTGGTAAGTAGAATGGGTGGTAAGTAGAAATGTTCGTAAAATCAATGAGTTACAGACGCACTTACCAGCACTTACCAGTTAAAGTAAAAACAGAGGTAAGTGGGGTTAAGTTACTGAAAACATTGCTACTTACCAGCTTACCACCACTTACCCCCTATAGGGGGGGACAGGTAACTGATAACCTGTCCCCTATAGCCCCAATTTTTAACGCAGCAACGAGGAGTGAATCATATGCCGAAAGTCGGTGAGAATTTGGACAAGGAACAATCCATAGCGGGACTAAAACGACTGAAGCCGCAGCAACAGGATTTTCTGAATAACTATCTGCACAAGGATATGACCCAGACGCAGGCAGCAAGAGAGGCTGGATACAAGAACGCCACTGTCGCAGCTGTCAGGCTGCTGAAGAACCCTGTCGTGCAGGAACGGCTGTCGGAGATGCGTTTGGAGGCTCAGGCACGCTACGGGGTGACTTTGGACAAATCTATTCGGGACCTGAAAGAGATGCGGGATCAGGCGTGGAAGGAGGGAAATATCAACGCCGCGCTTCGGGCCGAGGAGCTTCGCTTGAAGGCTGCTGGACTACTTGTCAACAAACAGCACATACTGAAAGAGGAACTGAATAGCGGAACCCGTGAAGAAATCCTAAAGAAACTGGACGATTTTAAGCGTTTGGCCGAGGGCAGGATGAAGCAGGCATCGGGAGAACTCATTGAGCATGGGGAAATAGTCGCAGATAACGAAACAAACCCATAAATACCCATTTTCTTGTTGCGGGGGGAGGAGAGGGGGACTTCCCTCCCCGGCCTCCTTTACGGAGAATTGTTCGGGTTCGGGGTGAACCCACCGGTTGATCGGGATCGGGATCGGGGCATCGGGCTGCTCATCGGGGCCATCGGCCCCCACTGGTAGTCGCAAAACCCAACCACTTTTCTACATCCACCACAACATCTTGTGTGCCGTGCAGCGGCAGCTCGGATCGGGATACGCACAATTGTTCGGTATCGGGGCTTGACGCAGCGCTGCCATCGGGGTCATTATCGGGGTAAGGAAGAAGTTCATGGTTTTCTCCTTTTCCTCCGAACTGGTCCTCCGCCACCACACCTCTCGGCGGAGGGCCTTTTTTCTTCGCGCTGCCGCTGCTAAACCCGAACAATTGTTCTGTTAAAACCAAATACAAAAACATCTGCACTTTTTTGGATAACTCGTCCCAACTCCAACATTGCCGTTGCTGCTAATACTAATGCAGCAGCTGCGTTACAACTCCTCCTGCTGCCGAACCAGAACAATTGTGCTTTCTCTTCCTTTTTTTGGATAACTCGTCCCAATCCCAACATTGCCGCTTCTGTCGATGCGGTTTTGTTCTGTTCATGCTTCTTTCAAAAAAAAATAAAAAAAAGTGATTTTTTTTGTTGACACTCCCTGGCAATGGTTGCTATATATATAAGTGTCTTCACCGCTTACCTTGGATAAAGGCTTATGGGGAGGGGACACGGGAGGCGACTTGAACAATGGAAGAATTGGTCATCTCGCCTCCCACTTACTAACGCCCTTGGCAGGGCAGCACGAAAAACATGGAGGTAAAAATGTCAGCATTAAAAGAAGAAATCCCCGGCGCAGGCACAAACTTTGAGATCGAGCGCTTGGTGCGTATTTACAAAAAAGCAGTTCACGCAGGCAAAGACGACTTGGCCGATGCCTTGAAAGAAAGAGCATATGACATGGCTCTGTCAATTCAGGTGCGTTCTGGGTGGACGGCTCCCGGCTCTGGTGAGTTTGCAGCGGAAGAATACGAAATTCTTCTGGGTTGGGGTGGCCCTTCCGTCCGTATCTATGGCAGGCTTAATGAATATGCCGAGCCATCTACCGCAGAGCTTCAGGGCCAAGACTGGTATAAACCTTGGGCAAGAACACCGAATCAAGACCCGGAGGAAATCTTGGCATTCGCTCAGATGTTCTGGTTCGGAGAGTAGTTACCTCCATCGGGGTTCGGGTTTCATTGTTCCCGACCTCGATACTTCAGACCGGTTAGGTGTTGCCTCCTAACCGGTCTTTTTTTTGCGCGCAGCAGCAAACCCGCACAATTGTTCGTGTTTTTGTGCCTGCTAATTAGGGTTAATTAGCAGGCATCCTTTATCAGCTCTTAATTAGCGGGCATTTTTTTTCTTGACAGTGTTAGCGATGATTGCTATATATAATATAGGCAAACAAAACATGGAGGTAAAAATGTTTCCTATTACACCAATCACAGTTACCGGAAGTGAGCTGCGTTCCATTCACTTCGAGGCTCCAGTTCAGTGGGCTAGCTATTACATCAATAATGATGCCAGTGGGCTTGATGAACATGAGGTCGAGTGTGCCGACAAGTTCCTTGCTCATGTAGAAAGATACATCAAGGTGCATAGCCCAGAGGCTACAGTCATTCTCACGGATTGTGAGGATGAAGCGAGCTTTTCGTGGGGATGCAAACAAAAATTTGGCGTGGACTATGATGGTTGCGACATTATCGAGTATCAGGGTCTGATTCTGGACGGGGAGCCAAGCTAATGTATCGCGTTACCTATAAAGCTTTTGAGATGGATGATAAGCCTGTCGTGAAAAAGTTCGATGAGTGGCATGAAGCTGAAGAGTGGGTGCAGGATGAGATCGCCCGCAGGGTAGACTGGAGAGTGCAGCACACAAGCTATTACATCGATGACAGCGCCTACGGCCACTTTCATGAAGAAGAGTCTTCGCTGGTAAGGGTCGATAGAATCTAGCAGCACCAAAAAAGAAGAAGAGTGGCCGGGACTTCCCGGCCATTTTTTTGTTCGGGCATCGGGCCATCGGGCATCGGGCATCGGGGATCGCTGCTTGCTGCCTGACCAACCCCCCACCACCCCCACCCAACACGCACACGCCGCGTGCGCCCGGTTCATCATATTGATTCGGCCGATAATCCCGAACAATTGTTTGGCTTGCAAGCTGTAAGCCATTGATTTTATTGGGTTTTTTTATATTATTTGCAATCATTGCCATGATTTGATATGATGATATTGAGGGGCCACTAGGCCCAAGGCAACCAAAAAAATGGAGTAAAAACAATGACTTACTTGAAAGATGGGGACTTTTTGACCATAGGGGCTGAAATAGAGATCGCGAATCAGCGCGGGGGCCAGGCTGAATCATGGAATAGCGGTCAATGGTCGTTTGCATTAGGGGCGGCTGGATTCAATTGGATCAGCGTCAAGAGTGACGCGACTCTCGGTGTTGACGCTGAAATAATAATCCCCCCTTTTCCGGCTGGCCAAGATTCCGGCGGGGCGCGAGTCGATATCATGGAATTATTCGCCAAG